ATGAAGTTTCGATGGAGCTTTGACGCCGCAGCGCAAACGCTGCGCGCACCCAGCGGATGGACGATCACCGTTAGAGAAATCGCCCAATACCTACAAGACCGCGTGCATTGCCACTACGACCTCACCGGCCCATGGGCGGGCTGGCGCATTCGCGGGAGAACCCTCAAAGGACCGCACGGCGAGTCAATCACGCCCGACCAACTACGGAACACAACGCAGAACTAGCGGATCGGCCGATCTGCATAGCGTCCATTGCAGCGAACCGGATCGCCCACCGTACCCAACTGCGTATACGTCGCGCCATCGACCACGACTACCACACCACCGACGCAGCGCTGATTGCCGGCCAACTCCCGAAGACGAGAATTCGCGGCCTGCTGCTGCTGCTGTTGATGGCGGCGTTGAAGATCGGCCCGCTGACCGTCCTGCATCGCCCGGGTAGCGTACGCGCTGATGCTCTGCAGGGCGGCGTTTGCGTCCTCGATATCCCGCTGGCGCTCAAACGCTCGCCAGCCGATCACCGCCACACCGAACACGATCAACGCGGCCAGTACTGACCAAAAAACCCGCATGTCCATTTCGTCCCCCTGTCGATCGACAGCATAAAGCACGATTTCCCTACGGGAAACCGCTCGATCAAGGGCAGCTGAGGCCAAGGAATCGAATTTCTCCACAGGCAATGGTCAAGGTGCAAGCACCTTGACCCCGATTGTCTCGACCCGTAGACAGAAGAAAAGCGAGTTGGCGTGGAATGGGTGAGGAAGAGACGACCGGCGAGAGAAGTGCGGGCCGGATGGATCACACGATCCAAGTGAGACCACCGACGGCCCTAGAGACGCCCTCCCGGGCTCGGGCCTGCGGCCCACATCGGTTACTTGCCGGATTGCTGCCCGAACGGGTCCGACTGCCAAGCGTGGTATTCAGGAGGCGTGTACGACGACGCCGTATCCCGTGCCGAGTGGTTCGTGGGTCCGGTCCCCATCGGCAGGACGTCGCCGGAGGCAAGCGCCTGCGGCTGTGCTTGGCTCCGGCTCCTGTCCTGCCTCTCTTGGGTCCGGCTGTCGATCCCCTCCGCAAAGGGATTGTAGACGCCATCGGCGACCATCGACCGGCAGCGGTCCAGCGGCACCGCGTAGCGCGTGCCCTGCTCCGTCATGCAGCTACAGCGACCGTCCTCCACGGCGACGCAGAACAAGCGCGGCTGCGCCTTCACTTGCAGCTCATCGAACATCGGCGCCGACCACGGCAAGCCGTCGATCCGCGGGCGCATCCACTTCGCAAAATCACGCTGCCGAAGGCCTTCCTTCTCGGACTGGCGAGATACAGCGCCGGACGCCGACGACGCCGAGGCCGGCACCTCGCCAGAAATCATCTGCTGGTTGTGCGCTTGAGCGCGCTTCACCATGAACGGCACCGACACCACCGCCGCGATCGCCAGCACGACCAGCACCGCAAAGTAATACACCTTGCGCGGTATCTTGGCCTTCATGTTGTGCGTGATCGCGCTGTCGTAAAGCTGGAAAATCTCGGCAGGCAGCGTACCCACTTCCTCAACGCCAGCACGCTGCACACGCTCCCCTTCGGGCTTCTCAATGCACCGGCCCCACGTGTACTTCATGACAACCTTGGTGTTGAACTTGCGCACCGTGTGGACGTGCTGATCAACCAAGCGCCGCACAGTCGGCGACAGGTCACACGGATGCTGCACGGTCAACACAAAGTCCATGCCCTCGTGCCGCACCTTGCGGATACGCTTCACCCAATCCTTGGGCTGGCCGCGATCAAGCGGCATCAAGTGATCCTCCTGCGCTTCATCCAAGAAGATCACGGACTCGGGCGGCAAGACCTCCCACCACCGTTCGAGCTGCTGCATGGTCAGCTCAGTTGCCAGCGACGGCAGCAAGCCGCGAATACCCATGTAGTAGCGCGGGCGGTGCGGTTCCTTCTCCTGATAGCGGACGATCTCCGCGACCATCTGCGCAGTCTTGCCAGCGCCCGGAAGCCCGCTGAAAAGCTTGACCGGCATCAGTGCGCCGCCCGCTTGGTGAAGAACGCCTTGGACGCACTAACGGCCGAACGGCCAATCCACGCGCTCAAGACGATGGTTATCGCCTGATCGATACCAAGGAAGCCGATATAGTCCACCATCACACCAGCGTTGCCCAATTGCGCCGCCATCGCGGCCCGCACAGGCTCAATCACCAGTTTCTGCGACGCCAACCCGACCCCCAAGCCGATCAGCGCACGGATCGCTATTTCGCCAATCGTCGTCAGCAACATGCTGCCGATCCAAGCCACCAAGACAGGCATTAGCCGACCCCTCCCGCTGTGATGCGTGCGGCTGCGAACAGCGCGAACGCGAGAACCATCGCCTTAATCCAGCCGCCGACCTCGCAGCCCGCCGAGAACTTGATAGCGAACGAACGCCCGCCCGGAAGAGGCACGTCCATGTCATGCAGCGGGCACGTGGTCGAGAAGCCCATCCCGGAAGTGTCGTAGTTGCCAGCGTTCGCGGCATCGCCTACGGCATCGCCGGTAGCCGTACCATCGCTCCACACGTCCGAGGACGTGTGCTGGCCGTCCGTGAGGCTTGGCGGTGCCGTCATGCCGGCAAGGTCTTTATGAACTTGGCAGGTTGTCGCCCACTGCGTACGCGCTGCGCCGCACATCACAACGTCGCCCGAGCAGGCCGGAGGCGTAACGCAATCCGTACCGCCGCCGTAGCTCTTGCCGTCCGGAGGCTTCGGTGCAGTGCTGGCAGGCGCTGGCGCGCTGTCGCCCGGCCTCGCGCCGTTGGTAGGCGTGCCCTGCGTCGCCCAGACAACCACGTTGACCGGGATAACCTGCCCCGTCACCGGGTCAGCCTGAGTGAACTTGTCCGACGTCCTGATCTGCGTGGCCGGGTCCGCGACCTTGTTCGGCGGTGCGCCGGGTGCATTCGGCGTGCCGGCGCACATGATGCCCGCGCCGCCCGAGCCACAAGCGCCCGCCGTCGTGCGAGCAGACGCGCCCGGGACGCAGAACTGAACACCGTTGCTCGTACCGCAATACTGGTCCGCCTTCGGGTCGTAGCACGCACCGCCAGTGCACAGCGCAGGCGGCGGCGTGACCGTCGTCGGCGGCAGGGTCGGGATAAACGGCGTGGGGTTGATCTTGTCGCCGTTGCCATCCGTCACGTCGGTGTTGGTGGCGCCGCAGGTATTGCCGGAAGCACCGACCGTGACCCATGTTGACCAATTGCCGGTTTGAGGGTCGAGCGTTGGCGGGGATTCCGGATTGATCGACAAAGCACACTGCACGGTGCCACCCGCACCGCCACCATCCGGCACCGCACCGCTACACGTACTAGAACCCGCCGTGATCTTGCCGTTCGTGACGATAGTCGTCGCCGGCCAAGCCTGCTCACACGGATTAGGCGGCGGTGGAGCGTCACCGAAAAAGATATAACAACTTTTATTCACGCCCTGAAACACAGAACACCACGCGTTATAGGTGGCGTTGGCCTGCGGCTTGGGTTCATACACACAGGCGCCATAACTACGACTCGCGGACCACGCGTCACAAGTCGACTTAGCCGTCGCGCTGTCAGCGTACTGCGCAGCCGCACGCGGCGAGTACGCCGACGCCAAGACGGCGGCCAGCAGGAGAGCGCACAGCGACGCTGCGCGGCTCAATCCTTGTCGTTGCCGAAGATGATCCATCCCGCCCCCAGTAAAGCCAGCATTACAAAATAGCCGTCCATACGACCTCCACGAAAAGGGCGCGGAGGTTGCCCCCCGCGCCACCCCGATCAGGGCTCAGCCCGCGCCCTTGATCCACTTGTAAAGCTTGATGCCGTAGTGCATCGCCAGCACCGCGACACCGATGGCGGCAGCCGCCGTGCCCGCGTCGGTAATCACCGACACGATGGCCGTGGTGTCCACAGCGGCAGCGCTGGCACCAGTGGCAGCGAACAGCATGCCGCTGATGGCACCGCCCGCATACAACTTGCTCTTGAGGTTCTTCATACGTTTCACTCCGCGACCCGCCGTAGGGACTTGAATACATACGCCGTGGCCCAGCAGATCAAAATAGCCACGGATATGGCGACGCCGGCAGTGGCGTCTAACTCGGGAAAAAGCTGCTGTTGCTGCACCCAGTACGGATGCGCACAGACGCCGGTCGAAGCATCGACATCAGCGGAATCGCATCCTTGAACTAGCGGTGTACCCACAGCAGATCACTCCGTTAAGCAATCTCCCCCTCAAGAGCGAATCGGGGGAGCAGATCAAAGGCGCTCCCCCTTGGGTTAAAGCGGGGGGAGCCAGAAAGCCAAACAGCGAAGGTCAAGATCGAAGGGGAAATAGCGATTCCCCCTTCACCCCCCGATGTTCAAAAGCGAACAGCGAAGACCGGTCAGGACGCCTTGGGTTTGGCGAGCGGAACGAACTCCTTGCCGATCTGCAGCCGGTTGTCCCGGTCCAGGTACGCACCATTTGCGCGGACCTCGTAATCACCGGGCGGCAGGAAATACGCCTGCTTCTCCGGGTCGAACATCTGATCAAACTCCTGAAACATGCCCTCCCCTTTGAGAAGGCCACAGGTCTGGAAGCCGTAGCGCTTCGACGGGTCCTTCTTGCCGTTGACTACACGGACGGATGAGGTGACAAGGATGACGGCGGGCTGATTGTTGGACATGACATAGACTCCTGAAATGGACGTTTAGACGGCTAATTGATGACTGGCGAAGGCTCGCCCCACGGATACCCGCCCCAGCGGGTTTTGACGCAGCCAGCCCGGCAACACGTTGCGGGCCAGCTTCAAGCGGACGAAACGACCGATGGTCGCGTCATCCATCTGATTCTTTGAAACGAGGTTGAGCAAAGCGCCGTACTGGCGTTTGCAGTGGCGGATCGCGCCGGCAAGGTTCGCCTGAGTGCGCTTCACGGCAACGCGGATCACGGACATACACGCGCTGATCCACGACAGCGCCGGGTACTGGCCGACCATGAACTCCCAAGGCGACTCCAACGCATCAAGCGGAACCGGCCGATCACGATTGAAAAACCGGGCTTCCCAGCGGACCCAAGACACGCCCTCATCCCCGTCACGCAAGCCCTGTTCCCTGCCCTTCTCGTAGACCACAAGCTGGCGGCTGCCCGTGGACTTGCCGATGCACACGGTCAAGCCGCTACCATCGTTCCAGCCCTGCCGGTTCATGGCTGGCTGCGAGCCACCACCACCGCTTGGCTTGAAGTCACCGGCGTCGTACATAGCCACAGCGAGCGACAGGTCGTGCTTGCCGTCGTAGTCGTCATGGGCAATATCGAGACGGGTGATCTTCGCCCCCACGGTCTCAAGCAGGCAGCGCACGTGCCCCCACGCTTCCGCGAAGGGGCGCGACGCTGCAACGCGGGCGCATCCTGCGCCGGTCAACTCAACAGAGACCGTCCCCATCTGACGATCACCACCCCAGCAGATATCGCCGCAGGACTCACCGTCCGGCGTGAGCAGCTGGAAGTGATGGGCATAGCCACGGCGCCCGCCCTTACGCTCGACTTCGACGGCGATGCCGGAGTCCGGCGCCAGTGCACGGATGAACTCCACGGCATCCAACTGCTGGCGGAACTCCTGATCCAAGCCGATGTGCGCCTGCTGCACCGTGAAACGCAGAAAGTCAGGAAGAGCCGGCACCCATGAGTTATCGGCGTTCAGGAAGTTACCTCCCCTGTTAGCCAACGGGAGGCCCGCCGCTTCGCGCCGGGTCATGCGCCCTGCTCCACGTTCGCTTCATCGGCCAAGCGGAGCCAGACGCTAGCCCGGTACCACTCGCCGCGTTCTGCGGCAGCAAGTGCCTCAGCGACGGCGATGCATTCGGCTTGCAGGGCGCTCACAGGTTCACCGCCAGATGAAACGCCGCCACCGCGAAGCCTTCCGCACGATCCGCACACTCAGCAGCGACCTCAAGGTCACCAGCCACGAAGGCACGAGCTTCAACGCCAAGGAAAAACTCGCACTGTTGGGCGAAGTACTCGACCGTCTGCGCGCTCACAGAAGAAGCCCTGTCGAGCGCTGGAAATGGGCATGCTCGCGAAGGCGCTGTGCAGCCTTCTGGCGGCGGTCAAGGTGGCGCAGGAAAAGACCCACTGCGAACACGTAGACGAGTGCGAGAACGATCATTGGCGGCCCCTGTCGCGTCTCCGACTCGGAGACATGGGGCGCATGTATACTCCCCGTTGACACCACTGTCAACGGGTCGAGAACATGAGCGTATCAATCAAGCTGCTAGACAAGTACAAAGCCGCCCGGTCGCTGCCGTCAGACAACGCGTGTGCAACCTCGCTGGGCGTTGGACGAGCCGCCGTGAGCAAGTGGAGGAATGGCACAGGCCATCCAGAAGCCGACCTCGTAGAAAAGATGTGCGAAGCGACTGGCGAGCGACTTGCGCACTGGCTGCCGATGATCGAAGCAGAGCGCGCCCGGTCACCCGGAGCCCGTAAGGCGTGGCTTCGACTTGCTCAACTCGCTGCGGGTGTAGCTGCGATCTACCTGTTTAGCCGTCTAGACGTCCATCACGATGTTGCGGCGGCGCTGGTCTACGCTTCGCGTAATCCGGGCACACTGTATATTATGTAAAATTAAAGATGGTGCGATGGTGCGCCGCTATTGTTTGCTTGGGCGGCGCCTGAACTGGGGGCTGGTTCAACGCCCTGTTGGGCGACCCTGCTTGATTTGCCACAGCCAGTCGTAGCCGTCCTCTCGTCGCAGGCTGCTGCCGGCAGCCATGTTGCGAGGCATTGCAGGTCGATGGATCGCGTGGATGTCTTCGAATCGACTACGCGGGTGCTGCAGTAAATGGTTGAGATGGCGCTTCAT